TCAATATTCGCTGTTTGTGTACTTGTTAAAGATATTCTAACTTTACCATTTAATCTATTTACAAATGTCACAGTAAAACCTGTAAGACTGCCAAGATTTAATGTTCTTTGCATTCTACAAGTGCCAGTGAATCCTGTTAAATCTTTGGCACTATTTGATAGACCGTCTTCGAGTACAAAGGTTTGCTCGAAGTCAGTATGTTTATAGATTATTAAATTGGTGCTAAAAACTGCCATAGTAGTATTTATGGTGAACCATAGTAATGTACAAAGGTATTGATTCCTGATCTTACGAGAGCATTACCTTCAACTGCAACAAGTTTAAATCCACTAGGTCGAGTTAGAACTACATCATATACATGTCTACCACCTTGAAGAAACTTAGTTATTGAACTTGCAATTGAAATATTGATTTGACCTTGAGCAGCACTTGTAATACCAACTTGAATATCTGCAAATCTATAGTTTGTAGGACTTTTTCTTAATTTAGATTGTGCAGTAAAACCTGTTAAATCAACAACACCAGAACCATCAGAACTTAGTAAAGTTAAATCTTCACTAAAAGTTTCACCGACATTGATTGTTATGTTTTTCCTGTAAACAGTCATTTATATAATCGTTTATTGATATTTATGGATATATAGATATGAATGTGTTAATATATGATTACTACTTTGGAAGTCGATTATGAAAACCCTTGGATATACGAAGGTCGCCCTTTTACCTCTGATGATATTGGTGATTACTATGGGTTCGTCTATCGCATCACCAACACCAACAGTGGTAAGTCCTACATCGGAAGAAAGTACTTCGTACAGAAGCGAAAGCCCAAGGGAGGAAAAAGAAAAGTTACCTCAGAGTCAGACTGGAAACGATATTACGGAAGCTCTGACGATCTTAAACGAGATATTAGAGAAATTGGAAAAGACTCTTTCAGAAGAGAAATCCTCTCCCTCCACACAACCCTTGGGAAAGTAAACTACGAAGAGACAAGACAATTGTTTCTTCATAATGTCCTGACAGAAGCACTTGACGACGGGACACCAAAGTACTATAATAGCAACATACTCGGCAGATATATGCGTAAAGATTATGGCAACTTTGAAACAGACAGTGAATGAAACATATTATTGGTCTCTTGACCGAGTGTGTGAACTTTGTTCTCGTGGTGATTTTGAGGAGGTTGTGAACGGTGATGCACTTCGTCAAGAATTTGATGAGTGGATTAATGCAAATAACAAAGATCTAGATGAAGAAATTATCTCTCTTGCCTATATTGGGGAAGGAGGCGAGTATGACATATAGTTTATTGATTAAATAATCATGTTACAGAAAATTGTAAATGGAATCGCTATTGCAAGTGGTGTTGTATCTCTCACCGTTGTTGGTGCTGCTGGTTACGTATTCATACGTAAGGATGCGATTATCGACAACATCAAAAGCAAAGTAATGGAATCAGTTCTACCTGGTGGACTTTCAAATCTCGGCACTGGAGCACTTGGTGGAGCATTAGACATACCAGATCTTGGTGGTAATCCTATGGCAGCTCCTGATGGAACAGCTACACCTGATCTACCTGCAGCAGGACCTTTATCACCTTTTTAGTTAATATAAAGTTAAGATTGCTATATATAAATAGTCGTCTTAATTTTTATGGCTGAAGAAGTAAAAAAGGAAGAACCTAAAAAGGTAGGACCACTCGGTAAGTTAAAAGAACTCGCAGAGGATAAAGAGGAGCAGATGGAAATCTTCTCCACTTTTGTGCGCTTGGGTATCTTAATCTGGAGTGGTGGAATATTGACATTGAACTATGTTGCGATTCCTAACTTTCCTCAGAAAAATATTGATCCAACTTTCATAGCGAGTGTCTTTACAGGAGTCCTAGCTAGTTTTGGAATTCAAACTGCAAAAGATAAAAAAGGTGCTGCTGCAAAACAAGGACCACAAATATCAAAGGCAGATATGGAAAAACTCATTGAGAAAGCAGCTAATACTGCACCTGCACAAACCATACGTCTTGAACAGGCACCAATGGTAATTGCATCATCTCCAACTCCTCCTAAGAAATAATGGATAAGAAAGAAGTGAAATGGTCTAAGTTGTTTGCACTTGGATTGGGTGGAGTCGTTGGACTTTCATATCTTGGAATGATTGGAACTCTTATAAATCGTGAGAGTAAATTACCAAGTATCAATGTGCCAGTAGGACCTTATACAGCATACGAAGCAGAAGTCGGAAAAGAAGGATATAAAATTAAATATCGTGCAAACGATCCTTTGGTGATGCATGTGGAACGGGATAGTAACACGAAGGGTGGCTTTCTTGGATTGGCTAATAACAAAGTTAAAGTCACTGAGCAGTACACGATGGACGGTTCAGTTCACACAAAACCCAATAGTTCATCAACAACAATCGCAAACGGAAAATCCGAAGCATGCATCAAAGCAATCGGAGGTGCAGAAGGAACAGGAAGACTCGTCGGTTCCAGTATTGGTGCTAGTGCTGCTCCTGCTCTGTCTAATATTCCCTTTGTTGGTTGGGTTGCTGCTGGTTGGGTGACTATGTTCTCAGGTAATCAAGGTGCAGAGATTGGTGGTCAAATGGCAGAGGATCTAAACAAAGATTGTTAGTGTGTAAACCGACACATTGATGCGTAATTATACCTAGTGTGTTATTATAAATAATAACGTACTGGAGTTGAAACTATCATGTCCCATTACACACTTAGTTGGCATGACCAACAAAATAATCATCACGAAATAGGTGAATATGCGAATGACGCATTTGAAGCCGTAAGAAACGCAAGAGAGGATGTTCCGTATCTACACGAACATCCTTTTTGTTTGGAATCAATTAAAAGAGAGGATGAATAGATTCAAAGAGATTCTACCTCCTCATACAGAAAAGAAAGAAACTCACCCTGAGTTGATTGCACTTGGTATTATGTTATTAGGTATACTTATGATTGATATAATGGGATATTATCACGGTAACATGACATTACTTGAAACCCTAAAAAATTTGTGATTAAATAAAGGTAATTACAAAATTTTTATGCTATCAACACAATATCGTCTTCGTTTAGAGGGCATCTGTAAGTCTATTGCAGCAGGACAAGAAGTAGGTTTAGATGATATGATATGGGCAGAAAAACTTGCGAAAGCAAATACATCTGCAAGAGGTATGTTAAGTTCAGCAAGACGATTAAAAACGGATGAAGATTCAACTTTTCTTAAGTACTTGGATATCGGAGACTCTGATCCAAGGAAGCATAAAAAGGGTTTCGGTGGTGCAGATGATATAGCAGATTGGTTTAAAAATGATAGACGTAGTGATGATTGGAGGCAAAGAGATTAGTAAGTATAAATACTTATAGATACAAAATAGATATGAAAAGATTTAATACATGGGTTTTAGATACCACAATCTATATTTTAGATTTTTTATACAGAGGTAGAGAGTTTCAAAGATTTTGGGTATTAGAAGTAATCGCAAGAGCACCATACTTTTCATTTATCAGTGTGTTACATTTTCGTGAATCTTTAGGACTTCGTGGTGAGGATCACATATATTTAATGAAGGAACATTTTTATCAGGCACTCAATGAAACAGAACATCTGGAAGAAATGGAACTTAGGGAAGGCAATAAGTATTGGATCGACAGGTTCTTTGCCAAGCATCTTGTTCTTCTTTATTATTGGATCATGGTTGGGTATTATCTTATCGATCCTGCTAACGCTTACGATATCAACATGAAGATAGAAAAACATGCCTTTGAGACATACACAAAATATAGTGCATATCATCCCGAAGATACAAAGATCGCTGAGATTGCACAAGACGAATTAAATCACTCTAGAGAGTTAAAAAAAGCAATGCTTATGATTGCTTAAACTCTCTTTCTTTTTTTAGTAGATAAAGCAAATATTCCGACTACAAAAATAACTGGCAAGAGTATTGTGTCAACTGTCATTAGCAATTCCATATTGGTTAGACCTGTTGCACTCAATGCTCTATCAGACCATGTACCTGATAATGTCCATACTTGTGGGTTTGATAGAAAAATCATTTATAAATTTATTACTACCTTATATCTAGTCAATTCCTTGTGCAAAGTCAAGTGCTTTTCGTGCGGATTGTAACATTTTAATCTTTTTATAGTCTTTTGCATACGGAACTGTGATATGAAATCCAAGTAGATCACCCTCTGGATCATCGGGTATTCCCACTGGTTGCACAAAAAAGATACCGGCATGAGCAACACACTTCCAACCGATATCTACAAATCCTAATTCTCTGAGTGCACACTCAAGTTTTAATGAATGACACCCATCAATTAGTTTCATTTACAATATGCCTTATCAACTTGACATAATTCCTCCTGCAATCGAATATTTCTTTCATTTCTATCAATTTTTAGAGATGTTCTAATAAGTGATAAGAACACTAACCCTATAAAAATGTATAACAGATATGGTTTCATATTAACAGTTTTTATTTAAATCTTCTGCCATATTACCACCAATCTCTGCACCTTGATTACCAGAGAACATCGTTACCCAACCAGCAGCAACCCAACCAACAAAGGGAATATTAGCGAGAGTAGGAGCAGCACTAGCACCAATACTGGAACCCACGAGTCTTCCTGTTCCCTCTGCACCTCCGATTGCTTTGATGCATGCTTCGGACTTTCCTCCGTTTGATGAGATTGTTGTCGCGATTGGTTTATGGTGTATTGCACCGTCCATCGTGTACTGTTCAGTGACTTTTTCAATGTTGTTAGCCAACCCAAGAAACCCACCTTTTTTCTTGATATCCCGTTCCACATGCATAATTTTGGGATCGTTTGCTTTATAACTTATTTTATATCCTTCATGTCCGACTTCTGCTTCATATGACGTATAAGGACCAACTGGTAAGTTGATACTTGGTAATTTACTTTGACGATTTGATAAAGAACCTATCATACCAATGTGGGATAATCCAATGAGTCCACCTAATCCCAAGGCGAACCATTTACCCCATTTCACTTGCTTTTCCATTATCCTTTCTTAGGTGGTACTGAAGGAGCGAGAACCATTGGTGCTTGCTCGATTCTGATTGTTTGTGCTGGTGCTGTATTTGCTGCTTTCTCGATTAATATCTCCATATCTTTCTTTGATATGTTTGCTCCTCCTCCTGATGATGCTGCATTCTTTTTCCTTTGTCCTGCCTCAACACCAAATGTAGCTAGAACCCCTGTGAAGACCGAAGCTATGAAAGTTGGATCGATATTATCCTGTTTTGATAGACCAGGAAATTGAACGTAATTTAATGTCAATATTCCACCTGCCCAGATTAAAATCCCAAGTCTTACAAAAGTACTCAGGATTGCCATCTGCTCTTCTTTGTCATCCATTGCCTCTTTTATTTTACCTAGAGGACCTTTAGGTTTTACTTCTTCTTTCTTTGCTTCAGCCATGGGATCAGTGCATCTATATTATATATAGACACTTAATCCTTAAAAACCGAATGGTACGGGTGATTCTGGTGCAGCAGGTGCATCTGGTGTAGGAGTTGATGGTGATGGTAAACCTAGACTACCTCCACCTAAACCACCAAGGTCTCCAAGACCACCAAGTTTTTCGGTGACTGCTTCCATTACCTTGCCTTTGACGCTATCGATAATCGCATCCTTGCGTATGAATACGTAACCGCCAATACCAACAACGGTGAGAGATATAACACCACTTGCAATAGCGATTCCATTTACTATTTTCTGTAACATAATACTATTTAATACAAATTATATATCATACTCGCTACCTTCTCCCATATATTCAAGAGAAACGATATCGTGATTGACGTTCTTATCTTCACGAAGTAACCACTCTGCAAATTCCTGACGTATCGAAACAGCATCTTTAAGTTGTTCAATATCACCATCAGTGCATAATTCATTCATTCGGTCTATTGACCAATCATAAGTAGTTCTAAGATTTTTCGTGAAACTGTCCATAATCCTTACGCATATAGCGTCCGAGTATGTTGCTATTATAGTACATTGGTCTCCCGTCGTCAAGTGCTTCCATCAACACATTGTGTAGGAACAATTGTTTTGTCTCTTCGTAGTTTACTTTTCCAAGAGTTGTGTGGAGGGAGAGGATTTCTCTTCTGAAAGAGTCTTTTCCAATTTCTCTAATATCTCGTTTAAGATCGTCAGAGCTTCCGTAATATCTTTTCCAGTCTGACTCTGAGGTAACTTTTCGTTTTCCTCCTTTGGGTTTTCTTTTTTGGGTAAAGTATTTTCTTCCGATATATTGCTTTCCGTTTGTAGTATTGGTGATGCGATAGACGAACCCATAGTAATCCCCAATATCATCAGAGGTAAAAGGATTACCTTCATACATCCAAGGGTTTTCATAATCGACTTCCAAAACAGTAATCATATTTTAACACATTCATATCTATATATCCATAAATATTAATAAACGATTATATAAATGACTGTTTACAGAAAAAACATAAGCATAAATGTTGGTGAAACTTTCAGTGAGGATTTAACATTATTAAGTGCTGATGGAACTGGAGTGGTTGATCTTACGGGTTTTACAGGACAATCACATCTTAGAAAACATCCTTCAAACCCTCGTTTCGCAGATATACAAGTTGGTATCGTGAATGCCACTCAGGGATTAATTAATATATCAATCGCAAGCACGATTACAGAATTTCTCCAAGGTGGTAGACATGTATATGATATAATACTAACTCGACCAAGTGGATTTAAATTTGTTGCAGTCGAAGGTAATGCACTTGTAAGATCTGGTATTAACACTCACGTACATTATTTTGGTTCACCATAAATAAAAATAAAAATATATGGCAGTCTTTAGCACTAATTTATTAATATATAAACACACTGACTTTGAGCAAACTTTTGTGCTTGAGGATGGTCAATCAAATAGTGCCAAAGATTTGACAGGATTTACTGGATCTTGCAAAATGCAAAGAACTTTAAATCTTGGTGGTCTAACAGCTTTTAATTTAGCATTTACAAATAGAACACTTGGTAAAGTTAGAATATCATTAACATCAACACAAACAGCAAATATTGCAGACGGTAAATATTTTTACGAATTGATGTTAACAGATCCAAGTGGTGTTGTAGAAAGAGTGATTGAAGGAGTTGTGATAGTGAAACATCCAGTCACTTACCCCTCAGAAGCACCTCTTACTCCTTTTGTTCCTCAAGTTCCTTAGATTTAAAATAAAAACTCTCACACTTAAAATAACTTCTAAGTTGAGAGTATTTTGATTTGTTGTATTTGTATTCGATTGGTTTGGAGTATTCTCTGAATGGATTTCGATGGATAGATAGTTTGTCGTATTTTGATAGCATATAGTACCTAAAGGCACTTTATTTATACAAGTTTAGTATCAATTATAACAAATCGTCAGGAAAAT